GGCAATAATAAATATATGAAAGTGTAGGTGTATACCAACACACCAAATGGAACGTCTTCAAATAGACCATTCTCTATTCCGAATATTGTACAAACAAAATTCTTTTGGACTCCTCCTGCTTTTTCTCCGTATATACCACATATCGTACTTGCTAGAACTAACAATAGAATAACACCAATAATGTAAATTACTCCCTTGAAATTGAAGTTGAATAATGACATTAAAGCAAAAAAACCGATAAGTACATAAGGTCCAATGAAAGATAAAAACCGGAAAATAGTGGTACTTTTTGTTTCGGAGTTATCACTACTCTTAGGGACTGAAATTTGTGTTCGTTCCATAATACTATATATTACAAATATAAATTAAATACAACATACCTTATGTAATATATGGGTATTCCAAGCTATTTTAATTTTATCTTGAAAAATCACAGGACTATTGTAAAGGAAAAACGCTTTATACGCTGCGATTACTTGTTTGTTGATGCGAATTCATTAATATATGATTGTATTCATGAATTAAACCATGTTGATGATTACGAACAAGTGTACGCCATGATTCACGAGAAAATGATGAACTTAATTCAGACCTTACACCCAACCACGAAAACCTATTTTTGTTTTGACGGGGTGCCTCCATACGCCAAGATGGTGCAACAGCGTCAACGACGGTTTAAAAGTATACTTACCAAGCAAATACTCAAACAAGAAAATACATCGTGGAACACGAATCATATTACACCCGGTACGGATTTTATGAATCGACTCGACGCCTATTTAATTGAAAGGTTCAAGGGTCATAGAAATATTGTATTTAGTGGTTCTCAAGAGCCCATGGAAGGAGAACATAAAATATGCCACATCCTTCGTTCACAAAAACAATTGTTTCTGGAGAAAAACGTGATGATTTATGGTTTGGACGCAGATCTAATTATGCTGGGATTGCTACTTCAAATCGAACCGCTATCCATATACTTGTATAAAGAGACAAAGCATTTTCAATATATTTCTCAAGTGGACGAGACTAAGGACTATTATTTTCAAATGAGCGTGCTTGTCAAAGAAGTGTGTTTACTTCTACAACAAGAGGATCCAAAACAGGGGGTATATGACTACATCTTCATGTGTTTTTTATGTGGTAATGATTTTTTGCCTCATATTCCATCCATTCAACTCCGCAATGATGGTATTCATGAATTAATCTCGCAATACAAACAGACCAACAAAACATTGATTGATACACACACCATGAGAATTCAATGGAAACATTTGTCCTTATTGTTTCATGCACTAGGAGAAAAAGAAGACGACTTGATCCTTCAAAATCTCGAATGGAAACTACAATTGAAGAGACAAATACATACCAAAACCCAAGAAGATCGACTACAATTTCTCCCTTGTCTCGATGTGGAAAAAGAGACCTATTTGAAATCTCATTTACAAGACTATAATTCTTATATTCTAGAGGTGCATTGTGCGAAACAACATTGTCTTGATTATTTGCGTATTTTAGAATGGACGTGGTATTATTACAATGGAGAAAATCTTAATGACCGCACGTCTTACGAACATCATTATGGGCCTCGGATAAAAGATCTATTACTGTATATGCCATTATTTAACGGAGATAGGATAATAGAGGAGAAAAAGCAGGATACCATTGATGTTTTTACGCAATTGTTTTTTGTATTGCCCTATACAAATCACGCGGAAATTATTCCAAAAGATGTTTATGAAAAATGTAGTTCTATTTTGTATACTTATATTCCCACTTTAAAGGAAATGAATTATCCATTTTCTTATTTTTTATGCAAGTTCTTTTGGGAAAGTCATCTTCAAATGACACCAATACATATTGATTCATTGAATACGTATGTAAAACGTTTAAACAATAATTTATAAGTATTTTATATACCATGACGGAGATTCAAGAAATATGTTTAGAAACACGGGACGATTTGATCCAATTGTTAAAAACAACTAAATATCAATTTGTCGTATTGAAGTTCAAAGCAACGTGGTGTCGGCCTTGTAAAGTCATTCAGCCATTTGTACATACGTTGGTGAATGAAAAATGCAAAGAATTGAATGCAAAACAAAAAAAAGATGTATTTTTATATGTAGACGTGGACGTGGATGAATGTGTTGATTTGTATGCCTTTTTAAAGAAATCAAAACGTATCAATGGTATTCCAGCAATTTTTCTCTACTCCAAAGAAATAACAAAAAACATGGACGACGATTATATATATATTCCTCACGCAAGTGTATCTGGAACCAAAGAAAGGGATATTCAAAAACTCTTTGATTTGATACAGTAAATATTTAAGGAAATCCTCTATTCTATATATACAAATGGACATTGATTTGAATGAAGAACACTATGATTATGAAACCTTATTGAATCTATTTTCTCTTGCTCCAGGATTTAATGAAAGTGATTTGAAACAGGCCAAAAAGAAAATGTTGCGTCTGCACCCAGATAAATGTAACTTGCCCGTTGAATACTTTTTATTTTTTCAAAAAATGTATTTGAAAGTCGAAGAAATATTTCATTTTTCCAGTCATGCAAAGAGCGAAGAAGAATTGGAAAAGCATATTGATATAGAAACGCATTTTAAGACGTATTTGGAGCGCAAAAACATTCATCCCGCAACAAACTTTAAGGAATTTTCCCGCGAGTTTAACAAAATGTTTGAGCAAGTGTATGTAAAACAAGAAGAAGGCCATGGGGAATGGTTAAAATCAAATCAAAATATGTATGACAAGGATGATTTGGAAAAAACCCGCAAGGAAGCGATGAGTACATCCATTGTCGCAACTCAAGATATTGAAGAAATGGGTGATTTTGGGAAAAAGTCATTGTATGCATACGACGTAAAAGAGTCTCTTGGAAATCCAGTTATCGCCATGGATATCCAAGATGTATATGATAAAAAACCCAAGTTCAACACCGTACAAGAGTTCCAAATGTATGTAGACAAAGAAGATAACACACCTTTGTCTACCAATCAAAGCGAGGTCTATTTAAAACAAAAGGAAGATTTACTACACCATCAATCCAAAGAATTGGCATACCAACATATGCAAACAAAACAAGCCATGGATGAAAAGTACAAAGAATATATTGCAAACTATTTATCCATAACAAATTAATTTTATTATTCATATATATTAATGAGTATATTGAGCTTAATATTGTTCGGATTTGTATTCCTTTTGATCGTTCAATATGTTTTGAATCAAATGACCGTCATGGAGGTTGTTCAGTATCGGTCCAATCAAAACGTAGATATGGCAAACATGATCGACCAACATCGATTTGAAAATTACAAATATTTCGAAAAGTTGAAACGCAAAAAGGTGTTTATTCACATACCTTATGAACGGAATACGCGTTCATGGCTCGATTTTGGGGCACGAAGTTCAAACAATTTGAATCTTGATATTTGCATGTTATGTATTCAATCTGTGATCCGCCATTTAGGAGAAAGTATGGATATTGTATTATATGACAACAACAATGTGAAAGATCTCATTGGAGAATCCAACGAAGAAGATTTATGCAACATTGAAAATCCGAGCATATTATCGGGAGTTGATTTGAAGCAATGGGAAGGGTATTGTAAAGCTAAAATACTCTACAAATATGGCGGTATCATCATGGAACCTTATTATTACTTTATTCGAAAACCCGAAGAAAAGATTTTATTTCCACCTTCGCTGACCATTAGTCAAGAAGTAAATGATGGACACAACGTATCTCAACAAACATTGATCCCCACAACCAATCACTGGATGAGCGCCCCCAAGAAAAACGCGGATGTTCGTATCTATATACAATATTTACAACACCTATGTGTACATCATTACAGTGAAGATCATAAGCATTTCGATAAAACATTTGAAAAACTATACGCCCTTCATCACATTCACCCTAAAAAAATGGGGAGCGTCGACACGCGTGGTGATCCCGTATATGTAAATGATTTATTATCCAAAAGGAATATCGAAATGGATAGCGACATGTTTTGTCTCTTTATAAACATACCTCACTTGAAAAAATACCGCAAAGACGGGTGGATTCTAAAAATGAATGAGACCCAAATCAAACAAAGCAATACGTATTTGGGTAATTTCATTGTTCTTCATTCGTAGATTCGAGATCGTCGGGTAAAAACACATAATATTCTACTTGATATTTTGACATGGTATACTTGACCTTCTTCTCCACTTGTATTTCATTTTTATTAAAGATTTGACGCAGCACGGTATTGAATTGATTGTAGTGTAATGGCCATCTCTCAAGATAATAATGCTTGTTTTTATAGTAATAGGGTTTTAAACTATCCAAAAATGGTTTGAGATGAGATTCGTATTCCAGTTTTTTAAATACTTCAATATTATATACATAATAGTCTTGTTCTCTGATAAAATGGGTTCGAATAAATGATTCAAACAGATCTACTCTTTTTTGAATGATTTGATTCACCATTGATTAAATCATGTACTTATTTTTTTTTGAATGTCATTGGTCAAAAATAGAATTAAAATACCATTATAATGTCCATTATAGTGTTGATTGATATAGTCGCATAATATAGAAATACAAGGAAATAATGGTGGTTTGGTCTTGATATATTCGTATAAATAGTAGTAAATATCACTCAAATCATATCCTTTGTCATGTAAATCAAATAATAGGGTATTTGCATTTTGCATGTTTCCTTGTTGAATCCAATCAAAATATTCATGAAACACCGACATATCAATACAATCGTAGTCTTTTTGTAAGGTATCATAATCAATCTCCTTTTTGTCTAATAATATCATTTTCTGAATAAACAATCGTATGGAGGATATGGTTATCGTATCTTTTTCTTGAAAAAACGTTTGGGTGTTGGGATGTAATAAGATCCATCGTGTTTCACAAAGACGGCGAAAAATGGGATATAATTCATGAAATGATAGAGGTTTGGTATAAAATAGATTCATTCGAGATTTGATAATATCTTTCATTTGATTGGATTGAGTGGCTTCAATTAAAAAATGAACCTTTTGTCTCGAACGCAATAAATTAAACTGGTCCATATATCCTTTTAAGAGTTGTTGGTTTTGATCATTGTATTCGTCAAATCGATCAATATACACAATCTTGTCGTGATTGGTGTGTGTTTGACAAAAAATAGTCAACAAATTAGGTTGGGTTTGTAATTGAATATCATCAAACATACTCAGGCGAAAAATGAGGTTTTTCTTATTTACTCCATCATGATGGGTTATAAAGTCCTGTATCACTAATTCTAATAATGTAGTTTTGCACGTATCTCGCGGGCCAATACAGGCAATATTTAGATCGTTCCGATCCTTACACTGCTGATAAAAAGAACACCATGTTTCCTTGTTTGGTATCAATACATCATCTATATGTTTTGGTGTAAACAATTGCATAATTTAGATATAAGGTTAATTCTATATCTTATTTTCATAAAACATTATAAGATGGAATCCTATTATGATGTATTAGGGGTTTCTTCGAACGCGAGCGACACGGAGATCAAAAAAGCGTATCGCAAACTCAGTTATGAGTATCATCCCGATAAAAATCAAGGAGATGCGAAGAAAACCGAAATGTTTAAGAAGGTCAGCAGTGCCTACGAAACGTTGCAAGACCCAGTCAAGAGACAACAGTATGATTTTGAACAACAAATGTGTGGGTATGGAACACGCAACACGCAAATCAACCATGAAATGAATGATATTATGGAACATTTGATGGGGAGTTTTGCCAAGATGGGGGGAGCGAAAGCCAGAACAAGAAGCAGCCATTCGTCCAATGATCCGCTGATGCATTTGTTCCAGGGCATGGGCGGTATGCCCGACATGGAAGAAGTGGTGTTCATGCAAGTGCCTCCTCCTACGCCTCATTCCGCGCGGAGTTCTGCTCGGTCGCAAGCTCCTCCTCCCCCCCCAGAAGACATCCAACACACCCAAGAGATTACCTATGAAGAAGCGTTTGAGGGGTGCTGTGTTCCGGTCAGCATTAAACGCCACATCCAAAAAGGGCACAAGACCCAAGAAGAAGAAGAAACCTTGTATGTGGATATTCCAAAAGGGGTAGACAACAACGAAATCATTACATTGAAAGAAAAGGGAAACATCATTGATCAGGCCCAAAGCGATCTGAAAATCCACGTTTTGTTGAAGCCGCATAAGTCGTTTCAGAGACAAGGACTGGATTTGTTGCTCACTCACATGATTACATTTAAGGAGAGTATGCTGGGGTTTTCCTTTGTTATTCCGCATATGAGCGGGGCGCAATTGAGGTTTAACCATGCGCGAGGGAAGGTCATATCCAACAAAATGAAGAAACAAATCAAGGGGTTGGGATTCCAACGGGGAGACACAAAGGGGGATTTGGTATTGGAATTTCTGGTGGAAATGCCAGAAAGTCTAAATGAAGAACAGTTGGAATGGGTGGAAAAGCATTTTTAAAGATCTAGGATCGATTAACGACGACGGATCAAAAAGTTTTGAAATAGATTGATAATATTCAAGGTTTGAGATGTGCTGATTTTCGGGTAATTGGGAGAATCCACGCATTGTTTCGCATAGGTAAACATCCGACTTGTATCGTAAGAGACAAGAAGGGAAAACACGATCAAAATCGCATAAAACATGAAACGATTCACTTGTGTATTGTAGGCATTCGTCATTGCGAGTATAAGTTCAATTAAAATAATCGAAATCAATCCAATCAATAATGCGGCTATGGCAGTCTTATAAGTTTTCTCAAAGAAACTTGGGTACGCATACACGGCAGCGGACATTACCGTAAACACAATGCTCGTCATATACAAGGCATATCCGATCAGGGGACTAAACTCTATACTTTTGAAAAAGGGGTATGTGGTCAAAGCAAGTGTGCCAAGAAAGATCGCCCACAATGTATGATTCGTGAGGAATCCTTCTTTGCTAAACACGCTGCGTGAAACGAGGGCGATCAGAGACCCAAAAGACACGACTAAAAACAACACGTAGAACCACACCGACGGAAAAGAATGAAGATACGCACTATAAAAGGGTATCAACTTATAGACCTCTTTGGGGGTACTCAGCACCTTATTGAAAAAATGGATGTATAATCCAATCAGACTGAAACTGAGTGCGATGTATAAATATACATTCACAATGAAGTTATCACAGTGAGGTTTCCCGTCTTTCATGGCAAACCGGGAAATCAAAAGGATCAAAAGAAGGGTGCTTAGGAAAACATAGAGGAAGGATTGTTTGAAGAAGTTCATATAGAATAGAGTACGAAAAATATATATGTATTATTGTACTATGTCACAAAAATTGATTTAAAATCATTCCACTATCATTACACCATAGTATGTCATTTC